GAAAGATCTGTTCCGGTTGATCCAGAAGCTGCTCGCGAACTATCAGGACAAGAACATGACGTTCCAACTCAACGGCAGTTGGGTCGACGTTGATCCGCGCGTGTGGCGCAACCAGTATTCGATGAAAGCCGACGTGGGGACCGGGACCGGCGACAGCGGCCGGCGTGTTCAGCAGTTGACCAATCTGCTCGGTGTGCAGCAGACCATCGCGCAGAGCCCGAATCCTGCCGTTGCGAGCACGGTGACGCCGCAGAACATCTACAAGTCGGCGACCGAGCTCGTGCAGGCTTTGCAGCTTGGCGAGCCGTCACAGTTCTTCTCGCCGCCGCAAGCGCCGCCGCCGCAGCCGCCGCATCCAGATCCGCAGCAACAGCTCATCAACGGTCAGGTCCAGATCGAGACGACCAAGGCACAGCTGCAGCAACAGACGGACGCCGCGAAGATTCAGCAGCAGGAACAGCAAAGCGTGCGCGAGACCAATCTGAAAGCGCAGTTGCAGACGCAGCACGAAGCGTTGCTCGACAAGCGCGAACGCGATGCCGCTACGCAAAATCTTGCCTGGGAGCGCGAGAAGTTCTATGCGCAACTGGCTGCGGATCGTGAGAAAGCTGCGTTCGCAGCCAAGGTTACAGACCCCGCTACTGAAGTCGCGATGAACAACGCTATTCAGCAAGATCAGCAATCCGACGAACAGCAGGCGATCAACCGCGAGTTTCGCATTGCTGAACAGTTGATGCAGTAGTGGTGAAGTCTTATATTCCCTGAAAACCGCCGCGCTGAAGCGAGCGAATAGGAGTTGTGCGTGAATATTTCCAAGTTGCTCAAGCGTGTTCTGCTGTCGTTCATGTTTCATGCTGCCGATGATGACGGCGGTGGTCCGTCGCTCGAAGCGATGTTCGAAGCGCGAGACGGTGAAGACGACGATGGCAGCACGCATGCGGCTGGCGGTGACAATGCCGCCGCCGGTGACGAGTTGGTTCTCTCCGGCGATGAAAACGCCGATGAGGGCGAGCAGGGTGACGGCGAAGACGGCGGGCAGGATCCGGTTTTCGAGATTCCTGTCGGCGACGGCAAGACGATCACGAAGACGCAATCTGAACTGATCGCTGAAGCGTCGAAATATCACGGCGCGAATCGCAAGTTTGAAGAAGCCGCGGCTATCCGGAAGGACGCCGAGGCCAAGTTAGCCCAGGTTCCCGAACGGGAAAAGCAGTTGGGCACAGTACTGGAGCACTACATTCGAGAGTCGCAAGCCTTGATGGCTTCGCAACAGCCAAACTGGGAAGCTCTGCTGGCCCAAGACCCGAATCAGTATGTTCGGATCCGGCATCAGTGGGAGCAGCGCCAGGCGCAGTTGCATGAGGCCATGCAGGTGCAGCAGACACTCGAACAGCGCAACGCAGAGCAGCAGGCGGCAAGCCTCCAGGGACGTCTCACCGAAGCGACGCAGAAAATCGTTGAGGCTATCCCGGAATGGAAGGACCCGGCGAAGGCAGCGGAAGGCGCACAGGCGGTCGGCAAATACCTCGAAACCCAAGGGATTACCGCAGAAATGCAGGCCCAAATGGATACCGCCGAGGTGTTTCTGATTGCCCGCAAGGCAATGCTGTACGACCAGGCAAAGGCCAAGCAAAAAGCGGTGCAACAAGGCGTGCGACCCGCGCCGCGCACCGAGCGACCCGGAGCAAGCCAGGTGCCGAACAGAAACCAGATGGCGAAGGCCAACGCTGGGAAGGCATTCAAGGCGGCTCCATCCGTAAATACGCTGGCCGCTTTCTTCGAATAAGCGCGCCGGACTTCGCATAAGGAGCGAGCAAAATGCCCGCCAATACCGTCACGACCTACTCGACCGTAGGTAACCGCGAAGACCTCATCGACAAGGTCTTCATGATCAGCCCGGCCGATACGCCGTTCACGTCGGCCCTCGAAAAGGTGGGCGCTGATGCTGTGCTGCACGAGTGGCAAACCGACGCGCTGCGCGCGCCGAACGCAGCTAATGCAGCAGTCGAAGGTGCTGATGCGACCTATACCGCACAGAACCCGACTGTTCGGATCGGCAACCGCTGCCAGATCGTGCAGGACACGTTCAGCGTGTCGGGCACGCAGGAAGCAGTGAAGAAGGCCGGCCCCAAGGAAATCGCCCGTTTGTCGGCGAAGAAGGCTGTCGAGCTGAAGAAGGACATCGAAGCGGCCACCATCATGAACGCCACCTCGATTGTTGGCTCTGCGTCCGTCGCCCGCACGATGCGTGGCCTGAAGGGCTGGATCGCGACCAACTTCAGCGGTGGCACAGGTTCGGCCGCGCCGGTTCCGTCGACGAATACCGCGCCGGTCGCGGGTACGAATCGCGCGTGGGCCGAGCCGTTGCTGAAAGCCGCGTTGCTCGGCGCGTACAACGCTGGCGGCAACGTCAGCCAGTTGCACGTCCGTCCGGTCGACAAGCAGGTGACGTCGACGTTCGTGGGCAACGCAGTCCGTCAGGTCGAGGTGGCCGGAACCGGCAAAGCCGCGGTGCTCAACTCGGCCTTTGCGGTCTATGCGGGCGACTTCGGCAACGTGTCGATCATCCCGAATCGCGTCATGGGTGGCGTAGCAACGCCGGACAACGCGGCGTACGCGGTCGATACTGACCTGTGGGCTCTCGCCACGTTGCGCCCGTTCGACAAGGAAGAACTGGCGAAGACGGGCGACGCGCGCAACTTCCAGATCACCTGGGAAGGCACGCTCGAAGCCCGGAACGAAGCCAGTTCCGCGCAGGTTCGCGACCTGTCGTAATTGCAACGGGAACGGCCCCTCGCGTAGGGGCTGTTTTCATTTGACGCACGGAGATTCGAAATGGAAAGGCTCTACTACAACCCGGATACGAAGATCATCTTTGCGAGCGAAGCTGAGCAGCTCGTCGGCATCGTGGTTATCGACAGTGGTGGCGTGCCGGGGTTGATCGCCAACGGCGCGACGGTCGATCCGAGCGCCGACTCGCTGCTCGCGCCGGTCGACGCGGGAAACGGTGCATCGGCTGCCGCGGCCCCGGGTGTGTCTGCGACAGGCTTGGTTACGGCTGACGAGGGAAACGCTGCTGGTGGTGTCTCGGCCGCGCAGTCGCCGGCGTCGACCTCTGCCGCAGATGCCACCGGCTCCGCCGTCGTCGCTGAGCCGGATCACAAGTCCATTCTGCAAACGATGCTGGATGATCTCGAAGGCATCGTGCACATGGGCAAGAGCGAGATCATCGCTGTGATCGACCGCGCGAAAGCGCTGCTGTAAGGGTCGGTATGCACTCGACGACCGAATTCATCGCGAACCCGGACAAAGACGAAACGGTCGTAGTGCACACCGCGCGCTTCGACGGTTTGCTCGATCACAACGCCGAGCTGCGCGCGACGCAGCAATTTGGCGACAAGGACATGCGGCACGTCGCCAATATCCCCGGCATCGTGATCGAGGCGTATTGCTTCCGCATCGGCATCACGTGGCAGGAATTCTTCCGAGATCCGAAGCACATCAAGGCGATCTGCAACGATCCGGACATGGCTTATTTCCGCGTGGCGCCGGGCAAGGTATGACGACGATCGCATGGGATGGCAAGACGCTGGCGGCAGACACCCAGGCGACGTCGAGCGGTATGCCGTACAAGGCCGTGAAAATGTTCGTGTTGTCTGACGGCTCGCTTTTCGCTGGATCGGGCGACTATGGGCAGGTGTGCGCGGTAAAAGAATGGCTTGAACACATGATCACACAGATGCCGAAAACGGATGATTTCGCGGGTCTGTTCGTGACGCCGACTGGCGAGGCGTTCAGGCTCGAGGAAACATTGATCCGCCTTCCGATTCATGAGCGATTCCATGCTATTGGCAGCGGCCGAGATTTTGCGATGGCTGCAATGCATTGCGGTCGCAGCGCCCGCGAGGCCGTCGAGATTGCCTCGCTGTATGACGTTTTCACCGGTGGCGAAGTCATGGCCTTCGATGCCAACTGCGCGAGTAACTGATGGGAATACTCGACGCGCTCATGGGCGGAGCCTCACGCGGATACACGGCCGATGCGCTGGGCGCGCCCGTCGATCTGTCTGCGGATGCGATCAATGCGTTGACCGCGTCTGCCGGCCAGGTTCTCCCCCAAGGGTTCCCACAGATCAGTAGCCCGGTCGGCGGCTCGGCATGGATCGCGCAGAAGATGCGCGACGCCGGCATGCTGTCCGATCAGCCGGGCACCGCTGCGGATGCGGTCGGCGGTCTTATTCCGTTGCTTGCCGGGCCTGTTAAGCCTGGCGCACTCGGCGAAGCGCGCACATTGCTCGAGGCGATTGCGGCTGGAGGCAAGCCCAAGCCAATTGACATTGGTTCGTTGACGGACCGGCAGCTAACGCAGTTGAACTCAGCGCGTGCAGCAAACGGACAACCGGCCGTTGGCGCTGATCTCTGGTATCGCGGGACGCATCACTATGCGAGCAGGTCGGCGGACGGCTATTCGATCGACGACATGCTTGCGCAGATCGAAAACGGGCTATCGCCGACATCACAGGTCACGGTTGACCGATTCGGCAGACCAAATCTCGTGAACCAGACGCCACGGGCGGACGGTTATGGCAACAACGTGCGCGATACGGTGACGTTTGAAACGTCAGGCTCGAAGAATCCCCAACTTTTCTCCGTCATTCCAAAGGGCGATTTCAAAAAGCCAAACGGGAAATGAAAAAGCCCGCTGTGGGCGGGCTTGTTGCATCGACCTCCGGGAACCGTCCTTCAACTCCTGTCCGGCAGCGCCAATGCAGGAACAAGTGTATCACAGGCTGGGAGCGTAATAGAAATGACCATTCAGTCGTATTCGGATTTGCAGACGTCGATGGGGAAATGGCTCAAGCGCGGCGATCTGACAGCGCTTTTCCCCGACTTCATCATGCTCGCGGAGCGGAACTTCGACCGCAAGATCAAGACTCGCTCGCGGCGGGAGAGCTTCGCAATCACCCCGTCGAAGGATCTCGTCGCGTTGCCGGCGGATTGGGGGCGATTGATCGTCGCGAAATATGACGATCGGCCGCTCGGTTTCTTTCCGCCGTCGTCCGACCCGTGCAAGATCGAATTTGGCTACCAGATCCTCGGCGACAACCTACGGCTGACGGTGCCGCAACTTGGCCAGCGTTTGTTCGTCGAGTACTACACGGCGATCGAGGCGCTCTCCGACACGAACCAAAGCAATTGGCTGCTCGAGGATGCGCCCGACATTTATTTCTTTGGCGCACTTGCCGAAGCCGCCGACTATATTCGCGACACGGCGAGCCAGCAAAAATGGATGGCACGCCGCGACCAGGCAATCGACGATTTCGTGGATGACGATAGCGAGTCCAAGACGGCAGAAGACCAACCCCTTGTGATGAGGGCCGGCTAATGGCTGTAACCATTCCATTCCGCGGCTTCACGCCGAGCGTCGATCCGACGACGCCGGGCGCAGTGCTCGATTGTGTGAACATGGTTCCTACGCTGCGTGGGATGAAGGCCGCGCCGTCGGCGTCTGGCATCGGAGCCGCGCCTTTCCCCAGCGAAGTGACTGGCGCAGTTTCAACAGAGTTGCTGTCGGGCTCGTATCGCACGATCGCTGGAACGGCCACGAAGCTGTACGAGATCGTCGGCTCCGCACAGAATGACGTGTCCGGGATGGCTTATTCCGGCGGGGCAAATCGCTGGCGCTATGCCCAATTGGGCAACGCCACGATCGCGTCGAACGGTGCGGATCCGCTGCAACAGTCGATCAGCGCAGGCAATTTCGCTTCCATCGCTGGCGCGCCGGCCGCGCTGATCGTCGAGGTGACGCAGGGCTTTGTGTTCGCATTCGATACGACAGATTTGACGGATGGACATCGTCCGGACGGTTGGTTCTGCAGTGGGATCTATGACCAGACCGTGTGGACGCCGAGCCAGGCCACGCAGTGTGCGAAAGGCCGCATCGTCGACACGCCCGGCAAGATCACGGCGGGCCGCGTGCTCGGAACGAACATCGTCGCGTACAAGAAGGACTCAATGTTCTATGGCAGCTATCAGGGGACACCGGTTATCTGGGGCTTCAGCCAGATCTCGCCAGTGGTCGGCACGCCCTGTCAGGAGGCAGTAGTCGCGATCGGAACCGGACATGTGTTCCTGGGCAGCGACGCACAGGTGTATCAATATGACGGGTCGGCCGTGACGCCGATCGGCGACGAGGTGAAGGAATGGCTATACGCCAACTGGTCGCAGCTAAACCGCGATCGCGTCGAGAGCTATCACGACAAGGAAAACTCGCTCGTTTTCTGGTACTTCTGTTCAAGCAGTTCAGGCCAGCCGGTGCCCGACAAGTGCCTCGTATTGAACTATCGAACCGGCAAATTCGGCCGCGCCGATGCGAAGATCGAAGCGGCCGTTGCGTACGTTTCCGGACAGATCACATGGGATGTGCTCGGCAGCCTGCCGAATGTTTCGACATGGGACTCGCTCCCGCAAATTCCCTACAACAGTTCGTTCTGGAGCCAGGCGAGCGAGCTTCCCGCAATCATCGATACGACCCATACACTCCAGGCGCTGAGCGGTGTTTCGGAAAACAGTTCGCTCACGAGCGGATGGTTCGGAGATGACAGCGATTACATGTACGTGCAGGGCATTCTGCCTCGGTTCGCCGCGCAGCCTACGGCATGCTCGGGTTCGGCATCCGCGGTGGCTGCTCTCGGCGCGGCATCGACGGTCCAAAGTCTCGGCGATATGTACGACGGCGAATTGCCGGCCGATTTCTCCTGTCGCTATGCCCAGGTAACGCTCAATTTCACCGGCAATCACGAAATTCTCGGCGCTGTGCCGCGGATCATGCCGGCGGGGAGTATCTAATGCGCATCACAAATTGGAACATCGGCGCGCCCGCGTCTCTCCCGGCACTCGGTGCCGCTTTGCAGCGCGCAATGGACCCGATCATTCGACAGCTCAACGCCGCGTCAGAAGGACAGATTGCGGGCGCGACTAACGCGACGACGGCGCCGCCGGCCGCTGGCGGCGTGGTGGCATACGCCCAAGGTGATTTCATCAGGAACAGTTCCCCTACCGAACTGGGGACGACGGGCGCAAAATACGTCGTGCTAGGGTGGATCTGCGTTAGCGCCGGCGCGCCGGGGACATGGAGAGCATGCCGATGCCTGACCGGAAACTAGAGGCAATCGCCCCTGCTGACCTGCAACGGGTATGGCCGCTGATCAGAGACGAAGTTGCGATCGTGGAAGCGCCAGACGGATTTATCCCGGAAGATGCCTACGCGATGTGTCGAGCAGGCGATGCCACGCTTTTCCTGCTGCACGTCGACGACGAGCGGATCGGCTGGATGGTCCTGCGGCTGCTTGGCCGCGACCTGCATATCTGGCTACTCTACGCCCGGCCCGGTTTCGATCCGATGTCGGTCTTTCGAGACGATCTTATGATGATCGCGCGCAACGCGACGCCTCACCCGGCGCTCAAACTGACGTTCGGTTCTTCGCGGCGCGGCTGGGAGAAGGTCGCGCCGCGGCACGGCTTCAGACTGCGGCATGTCACGTTTGAATGTGACGTTGACCCCTTGAACGCAGCGTGAGTTGGTCTATTATTCGGATACGAATAACTACTCACGAGAAGACCATGATTACGTTTCCCCCTGCTTTTGTTGTGATGCTTGTCATTCTGGCGGCACTCTTCATTTACTACCTCAGAAAGCCCAGTGACGTGGCTGCCGGTGCTGCAGTTGTTGCCGATGCCGGCGTGCGCGGCGCAGTTTCCGTGGGTCGCGGTCTGCGCTCGATCATGGTCCTGCTTTTTGCCGCGGCGGTCATCTTTCTCATCGGCGGTAACTGGGTAGTTTCCATTATTTTTGCGGCACCGGTCGCGATATGGCTAGCCAGCATTGTCATTCGCGATTAGCAACCACGATTCGTTGACATTCCTAAACTTGTGGCTAGAATTCTAGCCAGCAAGTAGCCTATCGTCACAGACGGCCCATCCCTCCGGGGGTGGGCCGTTTTTGTTTTTGGAGCGCAGGAAATGGATGCGAAGCTGGCGCGATTTAGAGAGCTGATCGATTATGACCCGGAGACGGGTGCGTTCACGTGGTCGAAGGCTGCCGCAAAAGCGAACGCCCGGCGCATTGCTGGCGACATGGTCGGGGGGCTCAATGCGCACGGCTACGTTGACATCCGGTGCGATGGAATGCGCGCATATGGCCATCGCCTAGCTTGGGCATTCATGACTGGCGCCTGGCCCGATCACATCGTCGATCATCGCGACACACACCCCTCTAACAATCGATGGAAGAACCTCCGCGCAGCAAATCCCGCCGAAAGTTCGTGGAACGTGGGCCATAAGACGGTGGCTGCGTCCGGCGTCAAAGGAGTGACGTGGCACGAGCTTGCGAAAAAGTGGGATGTGCGCGTCCGTGTCGCTGGTCGGATGTTCCGCGAGCGTCATGCGTCGTTACTTGATGCTGCCGCTGCGGCAATTCGGCTGCGCCGTGAACATCATGGCGAGTTTGCAAACCACAACTTCGCGGAGGCTGCGTGAGCTCGGGCGGTGGTGGTGGCGGCAGCACGACGACGACACAAGAGTTGCCGTCATGGGCGCAGCCGTTTGCCCAGCAATTGCTCCAGCGTGGCGCTGATTTGTCGAACACGACCACGCCGCAGTACACCGGCCAGACCGTTGCAGATATGAACGGCACGCAGACCGGTGCAATTTCCGGGTTGACGAGCGCGGCTGGCAATCAGGCGAACACCTCCAGCGCGGCGCAGAGCTATTACAACTCTCTGCTTGGGAATGCGAACGGATATTCCATCACGAACCCGTACACCGGGAATGTGAACGCGTCGACGGCGGCTGACTCTTACGCCGATCCGTCGAACAATCCATATCTCGCGCAAACGGTCGCGGCTTCAAACCAACAGATCACGGACGCGTATCAGAACGGCACAGCCGCGAATACGCTTGCGCAGTTCCGTAATGCCGGCGCATTCGGTGGCAGCGCACAGCAGCAGGCGACGACGGCGAATGAAAACAGCCTCGCTAACACGCTCTCGAATAACACCGCTGGCATGTACAACTCGGCCTACAACACGGCCGCAGGCGTCGCGTCGCAGAACGCCGCGCAGCAAAACGCCGTGAATCTGGCGAACCAGTCTGTCGGTACGAGTGCGAATCAGGCCTACAACACGCAGGCAAGCTCGAACTACAACAACCAGCAGAGCAATATTGCCAATGCGCTGAATGGATCCACTGCGGCCAATACCGCGGCGTCGAGCCTCTATGGCAACCAGCTGACCGGCGGCACGGCTGCGCAGAGCAACAACCAGGATCAGCTCAATGCGCTGTATCAGCAGTGGTACAACCAGGTGAACCAGCCCTACTCGAACCTTTCGACTCTTTCGAGCGCTCTTTCGGGCGCGCTCGGCAGTGGCGCCGGTATCACCACTCAGACGTCCACCGCTGGCAGCGGCAATTCGCTCGCCACGCTGCTTGGGATCGGTCAAACCGGGCTGGGTGTCGCCAGCCTGCTCAAGGGGTCGTGATGAGTTCAAGTGGCGACGCAAGCAGCATGGCCGATCTTGGCAGCGCGTTTTCCAGCGGCAGCTCGGGAGTGGGTTCGAACAGCTTCGGGTTCACCATGCCCAGCGATTTCAGCAGCGGCGCGGGAGACTCGTTTGCCGGACTCTCCGGTGTCGGTTCGGGCATGTCTCTTCCGACTCAGGATGCCGGTTCGAACAGCTATGGATTCACGAGCGGTTCGGGTGGACTGCCGAGCCTGCAAGGCATGCAAAGCGCCCTAGGATCGACCAGCAAAGCACTCGGAACCCCGACTTCATCGACGGGCGGCGGCGCGCGAGGCGCTGGCGGTGGTGTGCGGCTGCAAGCGCAGAACTTTCAGGTCCCAATCATGGATTACGTGCCTGTGGGCGGAAGCGCCGGAGGGAATTCACTTCTGCAACTGCTGCAGAAGCTTAAACCGGGGAGCACCTCGTGAGCGCAAGCCATAACGCAAATGGTGCGCCGACGACCGGAACGCAAGTCGGCAGCCAACTCAATAGTGCCGGCGGCATCGGTGCATCGGTCGGCGGATCGTCTGGGCCGTGGGGCATGTTGGGCAACGTGACCGGCGGCCTGCTGCAGGGCACCGTTAATCAGAACCATAGCGGCAATAGCGCCGGCAATATCGGTGGCGCCGCGCTCAAGGGCGCGGGGACGGGTGCGGCCATCGGCTCGATTGTGCCGGGTATCGGCACAGCCATCGGGGCGGTGGGCGGCGGCATCATAGGTGCGTTGAGCACTCTGTTCTAAGGATCGGACATGGCCCTCATCGATCAGCTTATCGCTCAGTACGGCAACGGTGCGAGCAATCCCTACGCAACGACGCAGCCTATTCTGCCGGCAAACGACTCAACCTCTGTTCCGGCGGTGCCAGTTAGCACGTTGATTGACCTCCTTGGCCGATCGGCGAGCAACCCATATGCGAGCCTCGGGTCCGCGCCGGCTCAACAGTCGGCGAGCGCGGGCGCGCCGATGGGTTTCGGCGGTGGCGGCACGCTGCAAACTGCTCAGCAGCCTGCGGCGGTCACGCCGGCGGCGTTGTCAATGGTCGCGAAGCCTGCCAATGCGCCTATGGCGGCACAGGCGGCTAGCAACCAACTTCCGATTCAGATTGCGCAGGCCCAAGGTGCGCCGGACGTGATGGTCGACGATCAGGGCAACGCGTCAGACGCGTGGCAACCGAATCCGAACGGCGGCGGCATTCTGAGCGCGCTTGCGCCGGCCGCAGCCGACGCGGCAGCGTCGCCGGAGAAGTCGAAGACGCTACTTGGCGCGCTCGGCGCTTCGATTTCTGGCATCGGCGACAAGCTGACGAACCTCAGCCCCAACGCGAGCCAAGCGATCATCGCGTCCGGCCTCACGATGCTGGCGGGCAACGACGGCACGCGGAATCTCGGGCAGCTTGTCGGCCTTGGTGGAATCTCGGGCCTCAATTCGTACAACGCCAATCGCGAGCAGCAGATGCAGAACGCGCTCGCGGCACAGAAACTGCAGCAGACCGCGCAGCAGCAGGGATTCGATAACGCGCTGGCGGCCCGCAAGCAAATGTGGGAGGAAGGAAAGCCGGTCAGCGTCGGGCAAGATCAGTCTCTGGTTGACCCGCGCACCGGCCGCCCGATCGTGCAGGCTCAGCCCGGCGTTGCGCGCACGGCGGACGTGCAAGGGCCGGACGGCAACACGTACACGGTGCAGCTCGATCGCACTGGCAACATCGTCGGGCAACCGTTGCTCAAGTCGAACCCGAACGTCGGGCCGCTCGGCGACCCGCAACAAAAGACGGTGAATGACGCGCAGACGGCCGCCGCGAGCGCTCGGCAAACGTACCAGAACACTGCATATCTCGCGAATCAGCTCGCAAGCGCACCGGACTTCTCGAGCGGCTTCGGCGCGTCGGTGAACGACACGCTGACGAAGCTGACCGGCAACAAGGACGCTGGCCAGCAATTGCGCGGCCAACTTGCGCAGTTTGCAAACAGCTCGATCCTTGGTGAACTACCGCCCGGTTCAGCATCCGACAAGGACATTCAGCTAGTGCGTAGCGGTGTACCGAGTGACACCGCATCGAAGGATACGTGGCAAGCGTATCTCTCGGCGGTGGGCCGCGTGCAGCAGGTCAGTGCGCTGTATCAGAACGCCAAGTCCGACTACGTGACGGCGAACCGCGGCGATCTGGGCCCGCTCAAGCGAGACGCGACCATCAATGGCGTTCAGTTCCCGGCCGGCACGACATTCGCCGATGCGCTGACCGGCCGTGCGCCGCAGCAACGGCCGAGTAATGCCGGTGCTGTGCCGTACAGCGCTGCACTCGCAGAGGCACGTCGACGGGGGCTGATCAAGTAATGGATCTCACAAACCTTTCCGACGCGCAGCTGGTCGACATCTTGAACGCGGGGCCCAACACGGCACCGGGTGCCGGTTTGCAGGCAGAAACTTCGGCCATTCACCGGAATGAGTCGAGCGGCGCATCGGACGCGCGCGCCGACATCGTCAACCCCGCATCGGGTGCGCGCGGCAGCATGCAAATCACGCCGACTGGTGCCGGCAGCTCGGATCCCGGTTTCGGCGTCAAACCGTCGAACGGAACGCCTCAGGATGATGCGCGTACCGGCCGCGATTACTACGCCGCGATGCGTCAGAAGTATGGCGCACCCGATCTTGCGGCGATTGCCTACAACTGGGGGCCGGGCAACACCGACAAGTGGCTTGCCGCCGGCGCTGATCTCTCGAAGCTGCCCGACGAGACGTTGAAATACGCGTTGAAGTTCAAGCAGCAGCTCGGAGACACTGGATCGCAAAGCGTGCCTGGCGTTACCGACAATCCTATTCTGCCGCCGCAACAAGGCAACGATTCGAATTTTCTAGTCAAGCTGGGCGCGGGTGCCGGGCAAGGTCTCGGCACCGCGGCGGCTGGCGTCGAGGCGCTGGTGGGCAGGGGCGTGTCTGCGCTTGGCGCAACCGACGCGGGTAATGCGATCACGGGTGATGCGCGAACTGCTGCTGCTCGCTTTGCACAGCAGGCAGCGGACGTCGGCGCCGGGCCGGATAGTGGATGGGGTACGGCAGGCCGCATCATCGGCGGCACGGCGCCAATGCTTTTCGCCGGGCCCGAGCTTCTGCCGCAGATCGCGACCGGTGCCGCCTTCGGTGCTACGCAGGGGGCGCTCAACGACACCGGGATTCTTTCAGGCGGGGTGGAAGGAGCTGGACTCGGCGCGGTAGGGTATGGCGTCGGCAAGGGAATCAGCGCTGCAACGGCCGCGGCGACGCCGGCGGTCTCGCGGGCATGGAACACGTTGCGCGGCGGCGAGAATGCGGCGGCCGCAGGCATCGGCAAGAGTCTCGGCGGTGATCTTGACAGCACGATCGCGGCGCTGCGATCCAATTCTGACGAGTTGATCCCGGGCAGCTTGCCGACGGCGGCCGAAGCGGGGCAAAACACGCAGTTGGTCGGCATCCAACGCCGCCTGCAGAACACTGAGCAGGGGCAAATTGCATTCACCGATCGCCAAAACGCAAACAACGCCGCACGGTGGCAGGCAGCGAATGGAGCGGTCGGCCCGGATCTCTCGAATGAGGCGGAAGCATTCACCCAACAGCAGGCTGCTCGCATTGCCGCCGGCCAAGGTGAATTGCCGCCGCTGACGCAGGCTCAAGCTGACGTCATGCAGACGCCGGCCTACGCGCAGGCGATGAAGAATGCAGCAGGGCTGGCAGAGAACCGCGGGAGCGCAGCGTTCGAGAATCAGCAAACGCCGCTTCTGCAATCACTCCGCGAGGGGATCGACAACGTTGCCGGAACGCGGGACACGATCGATTCTCTGAAGGCAGCGCGCGGCCAGACAGCTGACGACATGTTCGCCGCCGCAGACGTATCGGTTCCGACGAACTGGCCGGAATTCACGTCCTTGAATTCGAAGCCTGCATTTCAGGACGCCATGCGCATCGCGCAGACCATGTCCGATAACCTCGGCGAGGGTCCGATTGTTCGCACCGAGGCTGACGGCGGTGGCCAATGGGTCTCTGGTCATGGCTTGCTGTATGCAAAGGGCGTGCTCGACGACCAGATCAACCGCGCGTTGCAGCAGGAGCAGAACACGCAGGCCCGCGCGCTGATCAACGTGAAGAATCAGCTTGTCGGCTTGATGGATCGGGCGAGCCCCGACTATGCGCCGGCTCGCGCGCAGTTCCAGGCAGACTCTGCGCCGATCGACGCGCAGCAGGCATTGCAAACCCGCCTGAATGGAACCGTGGACCCGCTCACCGGTTCCGTCAGCCCGAACAAGCTACGGCAGACGATCAACAGCGTGGTCGGCGAGCAGATGAAGCCCGGCATTCGCGCGGCCGATCAGGTCACGCCGCAGATGATCGATCAGTTGCGCGCGCTCGGCCAGCAGGCGCAGCGCACGCCAACGAACATGGTCGGCCTCGAAGGAGAGGGGCAGGAATATCTTCGGCAGGCGCTGCAGGACCGCGTGCGGGCGAGCGCTGATTCGCTGATGAAGCGCGAAGCCAATCAGGCATCCGACAACTTCAATCAGTACCTTCGCCAGAACTCGCCGAGCTACGACGAATACATGACGCAGGCTGCAAGCACTGGGTCCGATATTCAGTCGCGCCAGCAATTGCAGCAGGCGTTGCAGAAGCTCGGCCTCGGCGCGCACAACACGGCCGGCGATCCGATCATCACGCTCAACGGCGCCAAGAGTCTGCTTGCCGGACAGCAGCCATTGACCGGCGGCGCGCGTGCGTACGCTGACACGCTGATCAGCGATCTGACGCGCGCATCAGCAGCTAACAACCCGCTCGGCGCGGCCGGTAGCCAGACCTTTGCGAACGCGCAGCTCGGCGGCGGCCTGCTCGGTCGATTCATCAATGGCGGCGCGCGGCAGACCGCGGTTGGTGGCGCGATCGCCGGCGGCGCGCACGGATGGGCGATCGGTCAGGCCGTGCAGTCAGCCGTAGCGCGTGTCTCGGCAAAGACAGAGAAAGCGGCGATCGATCTGCTGCTGAATCCGAAGAAGCTGGCGAGGGCGCTCGAGGATTTCAAGGGGCAACCTCAAGCGAAGCAGGTCTTCGTCGACGCACTCAAGCAAAAGGCATCCGGAGCAGGCCGCGCCGGCGTGCGCGCTGTTCAGGCATACGAAGCGAGCCGCACACAGAGAAAACAGAGCAACCGGGGCATGTGATTGGACAACGGACAAATGAACGATGCCGAAGTGAAGGTGCTCGTCGAGCGCATGAACAACTACCTCGATGGGCAAAAGCGTATCGAAGGGCAGCTTGCAATGCTCGTTCAGATGCAGCTATCCCTCGCTTCTGTTCAAGAGCAGATCAAAGGGCTGGACAACGGCCAACGGCGCCTATTCGAAAAATCCGACGAGGTTGACGACGCGATCCAGAAATTGCGCGACAAGGAAATCCAACCGCTTCGCGACGACATGGTTGGTAATCGCCGCGCGCTTCGGGTCCTAGGGGGTGTCGGCGCAATGGTCGTCGCGGCGGCCGGCGGCTTGTATTCGCAGTGGAAGCCTTGGCAGGCCGATTTCGATGCCGCCAGGCAACGGCGGGACGAGCAGTTGGCGAAATACCAGTTCGACGTCGGGAATGAACTGCGCAAAGACGACAACCGCCTGACGGTGCTGGAGTTCCGGGCGAACAACGTAGACAGCAAGGGGAGCAAGTGATGTCGAGCTTCGATGATGCGTTTGCCGCGCTGATAGGCAACGAGGGCAGCTTCACGGCCGACCCGAAAGATCGCGGTAACTGGACGAGCGGTCAGGTTGGTGTCGGCAAGTTGAACGGCACGAAATATGGGATCAGCGCCATGTCGTACCCGACGCTCGACATCAAAAATCTGACGCTCGATCAGGCCAAGCAGATCTACCGCGCCGACTACTGGACGAAGTTTGGCGGTGATCTGCTCGACTCGGCGCTCGCGTTTCAGGTGTTCGACGGTGCAGTCAATAGTGGAGTCGGCCCGGCTATCAAGTGGCTCCAATCGGCGGCCGGCGTGAAGGCTGACGGAGTGCTCGGGCCGGTGACCGCCGCCGCGATCGCCGCGCACGAGCCCAAGGCGCTGATCGCCGCCTTCAATGGCTACCGTCTGCAATTCATGACGCAAGCCGCCGCGTGGCCGACCTACTCGAAAGGCTGGGCGCTGCGTATCGCAGGCAATCTGATCAAGGGAGCAACAGCATGAAGTGGTCCGACCTCGCACCCATCATCGCCAAGGCGGCGCCGCTGCTCGGCTCGGCGCTCGGCCCGATCGGCACGATTGCCGGCGGCGCGGTGGGTGCCATCATTTCGTCGGTGACCGGCACGCCGGCCGATGATCCAGACGCGGCCGCTGCCGCCATCGCCGCGGATCCGGCGCTGCTCGAGAAGCTGCGCGAAGCGGAGTTGGCGAATCAGGCCACGCTCGCGCAGGTGGCCCTTCAGCAGAAACAGGCCGAGCTGGCCGCTCAGACTGCCGCCGACGCCCAGCGCACCGCGCAGTATGCGGCCGAAGCGGCGGACCGCGACAGCGCGCGAAAACTCGCCACGCAGCAGCCGAACGACTTCATGCGGCCGCTGCTCGCGCTAGTGCTGATGACGATGACCGCATACATCGTTTGGGCCGTGATGGGCGGCCACGCGGACAGCGTCATCAAGGACACGACCGCGGCGCTCACCGTCGGCACGCTGATCGGCTACGTGCTCAGCGAGAACAAGCAGGTTCTCGGCTTTTACTTCGGCATGACACAGGACGGCGCGCGTACGAATCAGGTCGTGCGGGACTTCGCAGTAACACCGGGAGCTGTCACTTCGGCGCCGCAGACGACCGCCACTGTGCAAACGAGCGGAACTGAGCCAGCTGTCGTAGTTCAGGGCGGCGCGAATGACATTTTCAAGGGACACTAAAAATGCCGGTACCGAGCAGCTTTGACGACATCTCCGAGACACCGAGCTCAAACTCACCGCTTGGCAGCGAGCCTGTCGGCCCGAACGCGAACGACTACTTGCAGGCCGCGTTTGCATTCATCAAAAAGTTGGCGAACGGAAATGGGATCAAGCCCATTGCCGCGTTGGACGTCAACGGCCAGAAGATCACAAACGGCGCGGCCGGCATAGTTTCTACGACGAGCAAGGATTTCGTCCTTGGATCGCAAATCTACATCGTGGGCGAAGTCCGTTACTGGTACGGACCGCCGACGGAAGCGGCGGTCGTGGGTGCGTGGCCGGTTGGATGGCACTACGCGGACGGCACGCATGGAACCCCTGATCTACGCGACCGGTTTCTGGTGGGCGCGGGGCTATCGTATCCAAATGCGGCGGTCGGCGGCGCTGCGACCGTGTCACTGAGCATTGCGCAACTGCCCGCACACAACCATGGCATTAATGACCCGGGTCATGCTCACGGAGTTGCCCAAAACCCCCACGGACACGGCGTTAACGATCCCGGTCACGCCCATAGCCTCGGCACGGCGGTGCCGAATAACATTCCAGGCAGCGCGTTGGGGTTGACTGGCACACCAAACAGCAGCTCGATCAACAGTACCCAAGTCGCTGGCACTGGTGTATCCATCGCGGGTGCATACGCCGACATTGCAATCGCCTCGGCCACAACCGGTATCTCTGGCACGCAAAACACCGGTTCTGGCGCAGCGCACGAAAACCGGCCGCCATACTTCGCGCTGGTGCCGATCTATTACACAGGGGCAGCCTGATCATGCTGACCGTCTATATCGGTGCAACTTTCAACCTCGTTGGTGGGCTGCAGCAGGATGGCGCACCGGCTGATTTTTCCGGCTGGTCGTTCACGGCCAATCTCTATGATCAGACGGGCAAGACCCTGATTTCTCCGCTCTCTGTCTTGTGGGTCGACATCACCAAAGGGCTTCTCGCCCTGTCGGCAGCGTCGACGGAAAACTGGGCTGCGTGCAAGGCGCGCATCGACTGCAAACTCGTGACCCCTCAAGGCGAGGTGGTGCTTGGACCTCCTACCTATCTGCGCATTGCGCAGTCTCCCTTGAGCTGATCAATGGAACTATCACTCGTTCTCACAGACGACACCGGCACATATCAGACGATCTTGGGTCAGTTCCTCGCCGTCAATGTCGCCGACACTTTGGCGGATCGGCTTGCGGCTCAAGCTGCGGCGACGACGGCGACTCAGCAGGCAGGTATTGCGACTGCGCAAGCCGGGACCGCCACGACGCAAGCTGGCACAGCGACGGAGGCGGCCGGGACGGCAACAACTCAAGCGGGAGTTGCAACGGGAGCCGCAGGCACGGCGACCACGCAGGCGGGAATCGCGACCGGCGCGGCCGGTACGGCGACGACGCAGGCCGGCAACGCCGGGACGTCTGCGGCAAACGCTTCGGCGGCCGCGACGCTGGCGCAGAACTGGGCCTCGCAGGCGAGCGGCACCGTGGACGGCGTCAGCTATTCTGCGAAGTACTACGCGGGTCAGGCGGCAGCGAGCGCAGCGGCCATTACGCTCCCGCTTCCGATCACGAGCGGCGGTACGGGCTCGACAACGGCCTCGGCGGCCCGTACTGCGCTCGGCACTGTCGCGAAAGCAGGCGACACATTTACGGGCCCGGTAACGCTCTCGCCGACCTCGGGCGATGGTGTGCTCGCGATTGATTCTGTAGCGGGCAATACGGGCTCTTTGCAGTTCAAAACGGCGGGCTCCCTACGTTGGGCTTTGCAGCGCAATAACACGACCGAATCAGGCAGCAATGCGGGCTCAAATCTGCTGCTAACCCGCTATACGGACGCGGGCGCGTCGATCGACAACCCTATCAGCATTGTCCGATCGACCGGCGTAGTCGCGCTCTTGCAGCGGCCGACATTCGCCGGTAATACCGCGATCGACACCGGCAACATTGCAGCGAACGCGCAAGGCCGATTGATCGGCGTGCAAGTCTTTACGTCGAGCGGCACCTACACGCCGACCGCCGGAACGAGCAGCGTTATTGTCGAAATCCAAGGTGGTGGTGGTGGTGGCGGTGGCTCTCTCGCCAACTCGGGCACGAATGTAAGTGCGGCGTCAAGCGGCGCGGCGGGCGGCTATATCAAGCATCGTATGACTTCTGGCTTCAACGGCGCCACTGTGACAATTGGATCAGGAGGATCAGGTGGAACGGGTGCAGCCGGAGGGTCAGGCGGAAACACCAGTTTCGGCGCATTAACCGCAGGAGGCGGCAGCCCGGGGGTAACAGGAGCAACGGGCACCAATTCCGTGAGCGGTGGTAGCAGTGGCGGTAGCGCAAGCGGTGGAAATATCGTCAATGTTCCCGGTGCGCCGGGAAACTGGTCTTTCAGTAATGGCTCTGTCTATCTTTCTGCTACTGGAGCAAATTCTTTGTTGGGGTCCGGGGGTATGTATGGCATCAATACCAACGCTGGAAACGCCAGTGGATTCGGCGCTGGTGGTGGTGGCACGCTTCAAGGGTTCAACCTCCCCGCAGTGAAGGGCGGCAACGGCTCAGGAGGTATCGTGATCGTCTATGAGATCGCATGATGATAAATAGATACGCAATCGTCGAAGATGGCACTGTCGCCAATGTCGCACTATGGGACGGTACGACTGAATGGGACGGTAACGAAGGGGCAGTACTCCTGCCTGAAAACTCTCCCGTCGATCTAGGCTACACGTATGACGGCTTAAATTTCACGGCGCCCCCTCCGCCACCGCCTTTTCCGAACGTCTTCTGAGCTACCATGTCGCCTTTCCAGATATTGAACGCGGGGAATGAATGGTTTCGGTTCGCAGCGCCCTTAGCGGAATAGTCAAGGCGTCAAAGAAGGCTCCGATAATCGGCTCCATGCAATTTGCGTTATATGAGCGGTATTGGCGGGCACGGACAGCTAAAGAATGGAGCGCTCGCTATGCGGCCGCGCCCCTTGTCATCGAAGGGCAACTCGAATTCGAGCCAACGCTGGCGCATTTGACGTCACAGCTTTGCACTGCCGCACAGTGTCTTGATGACCGGTATCGCTATTGGTGCCGCGAGATGAAGACGCCAGCTCGACTCGCTCGGAAGCAGTGGGAGTTCGTGTTCGCGCTCGAAGCCCTGTCGCGGAATGGCATGCTGACGGCTGGAAAGCGTGGCCTTGGTTTTGGATGCGGAGGTGAACCGCTGGCTGCCGTCATGGCGAAGCACGGCTGCGAAGTGGTCGCCAGCGATTTGGACACGGCGGCCGCGACTGCGAAAGGGTGGGTGGACACTAACCAGCATGCGGCAAATTTGAGCGCGCTGAACAGCTATGGAATCTGCGGGATGAGGCAGTTCAAAGAGCGCGTCGCATTTCAGTTCGCCGACATGAACGCGATCCCCGAGAAATTCACCGGGCAATTCGATTTCGTCTGGTCATGCTGCGCGTTCGAACACCTTGGCTCGATCCGTCACGGCCTGGACTTCGTCAAGAACTCGATGAAGGTGCTGCGGCCTGGTGGCGTCGCGGTGCATACCACTGAATTCAATCTGTCTTCGAACGATGACACGCTGGAAGATCCTGGATGCGTGATTTTCCGAAAGCGCGACATGGAGCAGTTGCGCGCCGAACTGGAGCGCGAAGGGTGCAGCGTCGCACCCTTCAATTTCAATGCTGGCTCCGCGCCCGTGGACCATCACATCGATGCGCCGCCGTACGCAGCCACGCCGCACCTGAAAATTATGCTCGAAGGCTACGTTGCAACGTCGATTGGCCTGATCATTCGCAAACCTTAAAGGAGCCGCGCGGCTGCAGCGCTGATCTCGGTCGCTAAATCTGCACCGAGCAGACAGACGTTGTTCACGTGGTTGAACGGCGCGTCGGCGCTTGCTATGGCCAGTAGCGCAAAAAGCGATTCGAGCTGCGTCGCGCGCATCGTTATTGAGTCGATCGCTTCGTTGACGGTCTTCAAAGCCGTCTGCGCAGCGTCTATTGCGTCCCGATTCCAATCCATTTCATCTCCTGTCTGGGCGATCAGTGCCCCGGAGAAGGCATTGTGTAATCCATCTCGCCATCCCAATTGACCGATTAGTGATGTAAATGGGTGGCTTTTGTAAGGCGAGCTCGCTGGGAATAGCGCCCTAATTGCGGTCTAGCTAGAATCGGCGCATGCCAGCCGACGACCCGATTATTAAGACATCTTTCAGACTTCCAAGGAGCGTTCATGCGGAATTGGAGCAGGCGGCCGCGCGTGCCGGTTCGAACGTAAACAAAGAAGCGGTGTTTCGGCTTCAGCACGACCCTCGCGAGGAAAGCGCCAAAGCGGTGCTAAGGCAGATCGAAGCGCGCGATACGGTGATCATTGAGGGTCTTCGAAAGCAGATAGCGGTGCTCTGGGGCGCCCTGGACCGGGCGAACGGCACTCTCGAACACGTTGCCAGTGCAATGTCCCAAGTGCCGCCGGACGGCTCCGCAGCATCGCTTAAGAGGGAAGTAGAGTTCGCACGAGAGTTGATCAACGCTCTAGGTGCGCATCGCTAGAAGCTACCTGTTGCGGCGTAGCTTCTAGCGTAGGTCATGAATCTGAGCCCCGCCAGCAAAGGTTCAGATGCCGCCGACGCAGAGGCGGTTGATGATGTTTTTGATCGAACGAGAAGCGTTGCCCAGTAAGGATGGGTGTCGGAAAACCTCTTGTTTAAGGGTGTAGAATTTCGATCTCACGATTTTGGGTGCGCGTAGATATGCGTTGTTGATATGAACGACACTTACGCCGGTAGCGTAGGTTTTCAAGTATCATTCAGCAGAACCTACGCCGAGACCAAAGATGAGATTTGACGCCCGCGCTGCAAAGTCGCTCAAACCCAATACCCATCTGATTATCGACGGTTGCCCGGGGTTACGCCTGGTCGCCACCGAATCCCTTCGTTCGTGGATCTATCGGTACAAATCTCCGGTTGACGGACGGATGCGACAGACCAAGATTGGCGAATGGCCCGCGATGTCTCCGGTCGCCGCGGCGGCCCAGTGGGAGCAACTACGGCAGGCGCGTGGCGCTGGCAGTGATGTTGCGCTAAAGAAGCGAGAAGCACGCTCAGCAACGCCAGCGAAACGAGACCCTAGCGCGCCATACCTTGTCCGTGAACTTTGCGACGACTACGCGCACGAACACCTAGACCGACATCGGACGAGCCGGGGCTCTCGGGAAATTCGCCGTATGCTCAAGACGATGCTTGGCTCAATCGAGCATCTGCCTGCGGCGTCGATCCAGCGCAACCAGGCGTTCCAGCTGATCGAATCACATCGTCACATCCCATCACAGGCCAAGCGCCTACGCACGGAGCTCGGGGCCGCGTGGGACCATGCCATCGACGCTGCGCGAGTTCCTGACAACACACCGAATTGGTGGCGTCAGATCATGCGCGGCAAGTTGCGCAGCAAGGGAAAGAAGATCGAGGGCGAGCACATCGGCACGAAAAAGCGCGTCCTGAGTCCTGAGGAAACGGGGCGACTGATAAATTGGCTTCCAAACTTCAGCCGGACCGTCTCAGACGCGGTCCTGTTGTATCTGTGGACTGGCACGCGCGGCGCGGAGATTGTCTCCATGGAAGGAAAGGAGATTACGGAAGAGAAGGACGGCCTGTGGTGGACAATCCCGAAAGCCAAGACAAAGAACGCGCATCATCCCGAGGCGTTCGATCATCGCGTCCCGCTGGTCGGCAGGGCGGAAGTAGCGGTGCGTCGACGCAAGCAACTGTCCGGGGACGGCTATCTTTTCCCCAAGCGCGGAGGCGGGGGACATATAGAGCAGAAGACCGTACAAACCGGCGTCTTCTATCACCAGCCATACAGCAAAACTTACCCGAACAACAGCCGCCCGCGCCTGACCGTGACGCACTGGGCGCCGCATGATCTCCGCCGCACGGTGCGTACGATGCTGGCTTCGATGAATTGCCCGAAGGATGCAGCCGAGTTGATTATCGGCCACATGCTCGAGGGCGTGGAGGGCGTTTACAACCTGTATCGATATGACCACGAAAGGCGCGAATGGCTGACGAAGCTCTCCGAGAAGCTAGAGAGCCTGTCAGCCGCAGACATCAAGCAATAGCCCTGCGCTTGGGAGCGCCGGTGTTGTCCGGTGGCAAGATGTCCGACACCGGCCGCTGTTCCGCCCACTCTTCGACTTCTCGAGTGAGCCAAGCCACGCGGCGTCCCGATAGCATCCTCGGCTTTGGAAAACGATCCTCGCGGACCATCTTCTGGACGCTAGCCGTCGACATCGATATGAATTGGGCGACCGTCCGGAGGTCGAGATAGATGGGTTTGACCGCTGTATTCATGCTTTTTCTGCCTCCCGTTGCACATCCTGCAAGAACGCGCGCAGGCTATCCGCAGGGATGCCGCTAGCGCGCTTGCCAACCTTGACGAGTGTCAGGCGCCCTTCCTTGACGAGGCGATAGACAGTCCACTTCGATATGCCGAGCAGCTCGGCCGCTTCTAATATGCGGTAATGTCGCTGGACGCCGTTCATGGATTGTTCTTCCAGTAGTCCAACTGCCTGCGGATTCGCTCGACCACCTCGTCAAGTCCGTGAGCGGGAAAATCGGCACGGATGCGAAGCTTTCCATCGTCGCCATAAAAAGTTATCTCGGCGTCCGGCTGCTCGCGCTTCTTGCCGCGGCCGTACTTGCTCCAGTCGATAACGTTGTTCATGCTGTGACCTCGTCAGGTTCCTGCACCCAGTTCGCCGGCTTGCCTTCGAGCATCCGCTCGAGCGCGGCGGCGCGCATGGCCTCGATGTTTTCGGCGGCGCGGTAGCTGATAGCGATCTTCGGGCGCCGGCCAATGACGTCAGGGTCTGCGGGTATCCAGCGCACGTCGCGCGTGCGGGTGGCCGTCCCAACCGGTGCCAGCTTGCCGGATTCCTCAAGCTGGCGAACGCGGGTGCCCATGACGCCAGCATCGACGCCCAAAGCTTCAGCGATCGCCTTCGTGGACATCGGCTTGCCCTTGGACGCCAACAGATCGACGATCGCTGAGCGGCGGTTATTTGCCATGGCAAACCTGCCTTCCATCTGCGCCCATGCGAGGTGTGATGCCACCGCCGCCGGCGCGCACATACTGGCAACCAGTTCCGTAGTCGGTATAAAGCGCCATGCCCGATGCGTGGTTGTTGGTCCGGTCGTCGGTGTCGTCACCGACATCGCATCCGGCAAGCATGAGCAACATGAAACCGGCACCGAGTGCCGCTATGTGTTTTTTCGACATGGTTTTAGTGTTCTCGCAATCGGAAAATTCGGAAGACGGCGGCCGTAGCGGTGTCGCTGATCAGGCCATGATTGAAAGCGGCGATGGTGGCGCGCTTAATGAGCGTTCGCATCTTCGATTTCCTTCATGAACGATGGGCGCGCTCGCGCGATGACTGGATACACCGCAGCGACGCGCGCCATGGGCAGAGCACCGACAGCCTGAGGCGAGTACGATTTGAGCCGCAAGCCGTCGGCGGTGCGCGCGATAAGCTCGCGAACGATGCACGCGCCATCGACTAGCTCGATGACGACGTCGTCACCCGGGACGGCTTCGCTCTGCGTGTCGTAAATAACGGCCTCGCCAATCTTGAAGCGCGGGCGCATATCGCCGTTCGATATGGGGAAGGACATGAAACGGTCCATATCACAGGCTCCCGTAGTGCGCGGCAAAGTAGCCGAGTCGGGTATGGTCGGTCTGCAACAGGTCTGTGCAGTTCTCCATGTCTCGCGCAAGACCGCGGAGCACCTCGCGAACTATTACGAACGTGTGGACCGCGCTGTCATTGGGACCCGCGTTGCTGATAGCGTCATCGCAAAGTTCGTGGAGCGCCGTAACGGCGTGAAACGATTGTTCGCAGCGAAACGCCACTGCGGCGATGTCGCCTGGCGGGACGGCGGCGGAGCGTTTATCCATGGGACACCGCCTGCTCACGCTGGAACTTGGCATGCATCGTCGCCGTTTCGCGCATCTCTTCCGCCTGGTCGAATATGTAGTCGCCCAGGCACTCCAGTGCGTAGAGCAGCGCCAGTTCCGTGCCGCGATCGAGCGGTTGCCCGTCGCTCATATCTGGCTCGCAGAGACTGTTGTGCACGATCCGCGAGATGGACTTGATGCCATCGGCGGCGCGGCTGACATTGGCAACGCGGTGCGAGTGAATGGTCGAAAGTTCGTCGGCGTCGTCGCCATTCCAATAGTCCGTCGTGAGCGGATGCGATTTTTGAGTGTCAGACATGTGCGGCCCCCCGTTCACGGAGCGCGAATTGAGCTTCGTCGCCGATTTCCGTAAGGGCGCTGATGGTGCGCAGCTGGTCGGCGGCGACGAACAGAAGGCGCGCGACGTTGTCACCCATCTCGAAATTGCCGGAGCGCGTTTGGCCCGGAGTGAAATCCGCATCGATCAAACAGCCAACATTGCTTAGGGTGTCGGCGAGGTTTTCGGCCATGTGGGCCGCGTATTCCGTCGAGCGAGAAAAAAACTCAAGTTCTTCCGTGTCCCACTTCTCGCCGCGGCCCCACAAATAAGTCAGGACACTCGAGGGAGTGCAGGGACCGAACTTATGCGGTTCGGCGTTACAGGTGTTGACATCTTGCTGCTGTGCACTAGAATTCGGCTTGTTCATTTCGTTTTGCCTCTGCTGTATCCGCGCGCCGACTGTTCTCAGGCATTCGGCGCGCACCCATCCAAGCTGCCATTTCTGGCAACCCCCTAAAAAATCCTTGTTGTTCAAATCGTAGGCATGAGCCGGCCCAACTAGGCAGGACTGCCAAGTAAGCTGGTGACGCTACGGTTCGATGGTTTCGGGTGTTTCTGTATTCGCTAGATACGCTCCTTGGTTCGTCTTGCTACGTTGTGACAATCATGTTCCGGTAATCGGGTCCAAATAACAACTTCCCGATCAGGATAAGAGCGATCGTTGGATCGACCTCGGGTATTTCTTGATGGCGAGTATAAGCCAGCAAATTACCAACCCCGCTCTGCTCATCTACTTTTTCAAAACTCTACAGCACAAAAAGCCCTTTTCGACTAGTGACGCGCGTCATTGCTGGTCACAAGTCGGAAATGTCCTTTTAAATCAATGGGTCCGGCGAAAACTTTAGCGACACGTTGATGCTCTGTGTGACGTTGATTATGTCGGCCTGCGCCGGCCAGCATCGACCCGTCACCAGAGAAAGTACCCGAGAGGTTAGTCAGAAAATCACGCGATTGGGCTTGATGCCGTCGGCAAGAAGATTCGCGGACACGCGGCAGATCAGAGCATTGACGATCCGATTGTCACGGGAAGCCTTCGAGAAGCGGAAACCGGTGGCGCGCATGACGGGCGCCGAGACGTGGGCGGCGGCGCGCTGCATGGCGTAGTGCAAGCGGATCAGGTTCATTTGGGCCTCAATGTGCGGTAGGACACGGTGAGGGAATAATAGCATCGTATTTGTCCAGTGGCAAATACATAACTATTTTTGGCTACGAAGCGCGCCAGATAGCCTTGCCGACGATGATGACCGAGGCCAACGAGTCTGCAGGAACGGGTATGTCGGGATATTTCGGATTGTGAGCGTGCAGCAAAAGGCCGCTTCCAGGCTGCTTAAAAACCTGCTTTACGTATATTTCATCGTCAATCCGCATCAAATATGTCGCTCCGTCGAGCAACCGCTGATCGCCTGTATCGACCATCAAGATCCCGTCCTTGTCGACCCAAGGTTCCATGCTGTCCGCTTGGAACTGCACAAGGCCACAGAGATTGTGATCTACGCCTCTTTTCTCGAAGAAGCCGCGGTCAAAGCAAAAGCGCTGATCCGCTATCTTTACCCACTCAACGGAATCGCCATCCGGCGCAACGCGGCATTCGCAAACACTCTTCCAAATCAACCTGTCCTTAGTCGGAAGTTCGATCGGTGGGATTTCTCCGAGGGCCTCAGCCATGATCATCTTGGCACCGTAGGAAGTAGCGACGGCCTTGTTTTGAATCAGGCTCTCGACGCTTATCCCTAGCGCCTTCGCTATTTGCGGAAGCTTTGTCGTTGCATTGCTGCGTCCGCTCTCCAAATGGCCAATAGTTCCTTGGGTAACGCCCGCTCGACGCGCGAGTTCCGCCTGCGACAAGTTGAGATCCAGGCGGCGGGTGCGGATCAGTTCGGCTAAATTAGTCATGTATTGGATTTTGCTACTCACGACGAACAATGTGGTATTGACAGAAAAATACAATGCTATTAATCTGGTGTCAATTCAACGAATGTGCGACGCCAGACGATGGAAGCGAATGAACTTGTGACGGCACTCCGGGCCTTGGGGCTCTCTCAGAAGGAAATCGGAGAGGCTTGCGGACTCTCGCAGGGCGCTATTAGCCATATTGAAACCGGCCGCTCGAAAAGCGTACTGATCGACACCCATCGCAAGCTTGAGGCATTGCTCGGCGCAAAGGCAGCAACGGTGGCGAGTTCATGATCTCCCCCGACCTCAAGCGCCACTTCGCGGCGCACGCCAACCGGATCGGCCTCAGGCTCGACGGATTGCAAGGCGCGACTCTTTACCGAGATAGCCAGTTCGAATTCGAGCGCAAGAGTATGGGCCTAGACGGCGCACAGACCATCGTTGCGCGCGCAGCATTCAATCAGGCTTTCGATGAGCGCATCGTCCGTCAATTCCCCAATCGTCCCGCCGCAACCATTTCCCGCAAGAGACTCAGTGATGCAAAAGCCGCAGCCTAAGTGCTTGAAACTGTCTGAGATTCGCCTCGATCATCGCCTGCAGTCACGCGTCGAGATTAATCAGGATGTGGTTGCCGAATACCGGGATGCGATTCTCGCTGGCGAGAAACTGCCGCCCGTCGCTGTCGTGTTCGACAAAGTGTATTACTACCTGGTCGACGGCTTTCATCGCTTTGACGCCACAACAGCCGCGAATCTTGGCGAAATTAATGCACTCGTCACGGAAGGGCATTTTCAGGACGCACTGCTCGCCAGCGTAGGGGCTAACTCAAAGCACGGTTTGCGCCGGACGAACGACGATAAGCGCCGGGCCGTTCAGACCATCCTGAGCATCCCCGCATGGGCTGAGTGGAGCGACAACCAGATTGCCAAGGCGTGTGGAGTCTCACATCCGTTTGTCGCCGCCATACGTTATCCCGAAGCCGCAAAACGACAGCAAGAGAATCGCGATCGCAGCGCCGACAAAAAACGGGCTGGCGTTGAATCGGATTCAACTGGACGGGACGAAGGTTCGACTACGGAGCCTGTAATCGGATTACAGAAAGCCCCGACGATCCGCGAGCAGAAGGCCGGTGCGCCGCACGAAGGCGCCGCGGAACTGGCGTCGCGGACCGACGCAGTTGCCACCAAGCCGCCTTTGCGTCAGCGCGCCGATGAGGACTCCTCACCGGCTAATCCGTCTCCATTGGAGATTGTCACCGGTGAACGCGACGAGCTGCGCGAGCAATTGAACGACGTCGCGACAACGGCTCGTGAGCTCGAAGCCGAAGTTGAGGCCTATCGCGCTGGCGATCGCGGCGAAGGCGAGAAACAACTCGTGGAAGCCAACCAGCGCATTGCGAAGCTGGAAGGCGAGATTCGTCGCCTCGAAGCGATCCGCGACGACTGGATGAACAAGCATGCCGAAGCGCTGAAGCAGATCAAGCGTCTGCAGCGTCAGCTGGAGCGCGGCCATGCCTGACGAAATCAAACTGCGACCGTACCAGCTCGCTTCAATCGATGGCCTGCGCAAAGGTGCGCGCGAAGGTCATCGGGCTCAGGTGCTGATGGCGCCGACCGGTGCAGGCAAGACCATCATCGGCGCGCACCTGTCTGACGAGGTCAACAAGAAAGGTCGCCGCGCGGCGTTTGTGGTGGACCGCGTCAACCTGGTAGACCAGACCAGCGCTGTGTTCGACAAATACGGCATTCCGCACGGCGTCATCCAGGCCAATCATTGGCGCAAGCGCCTGTATGAGCGCATCCAGATCTGTTCGGCACAGACGATCGAGAAGCGCGGCTTTTTTCCGGATCTCGATCTTCTGCTCGTCGACGAATGCCACGCGACGCGCAAGGCCACTGCGGCGCTGATCAAAAATCGTCCGGATTTGCGCGTTATCGGTCTCAGTGCCACGCCGTTTTCGAAGGGCATGGCCGATCTGTACACGAACCTCGTGAACGTGTGCACGACGAATGAACTCGTCGAGGAAGGGTTTCTCGTGCCGTTGCAGATGTACGCCGCGCGTGCTGTTGACATGACGGGCGCGCCGGTCGTTGCTGGCGAGTGGTCCGAGAAGGAAATCGAGAAGCGCGGCATGGCGATCGTCGGCGACATCGTTTCCGAATGGATCGACAAAACCACGCTTCATTTTGGCGGCCCGGTCAAAACGATCGTCTTCAGCGCGACGGTCGAGCACGGGCATGAACTCTGCCGCCAGTTCAACGAGCACGGCTATAACTTCCAGCAGATCAGCTATCTCGACGGCAGCGACGATGTGCGCCGCGAGCTGATCGAAGAATTCCGCAAGCCCGACAGCACGATCACGGGACTCGTCTCGTGCGAGGTCTTCACGAAAGGTTTCGACGTTCCGGACATTCTGTGCGGCATCGGCGCGCGACCGTATCGCAAGAGCCTGTCGAGTCACATCCAGCAGCTCGGGCGCGTGATGCGCACCGCCGAGGGCAAGACGTTCGGCCTGTGGCTCGATCACTGCGGCAACGTGGTTCGGTTCGGGGAGGATACGGCGCGCATCTTCGCAGAAGGCCTCGACAAACTGGACGACGGTGCGCTCGATGCCAAGGTGCGGCCAGAACCGACTGAGAAGGAAAAGAAGGAAATCACATGCTCATGCGGGTTCGTGCTGCCACCGGCGTGCAAGGTGTGCCCGGCTTGCGGCAAGGAGCGCACGCGGCAGTCGCTTGTCGAGAACGTGGCTGGCGTGATGGAAGTTGTGGGCGACGTAAAGGCCGCGGCATCGAAGACGCCCGCTTATCTGAAGGACAAGGACTCCGTGTGGCGGCAACTATGCTGTCTCGCCGTTGAGCGTAAGCCGACAGATCCTGATGCCGCGCGCAAGTTCGCGCTCGCGCAGTTCAAGAACATCTATGGCCACTGGCCGAAGTCAGATTTCTCGACGTCGAGCCTTGAGGCGCCGACGACCGAATTGAAGGGCAAGGTTCAGTCGCTGCTGATTCGACGCGCGCATCAAGTGGGGAGGGCGAATGCAGTTCGGTGATTTCGCGCAGGCACACGGCCTGATTATCCGCTCACTGAACGACGACGGTCGCACGCACCGGGTGCCGACCGAGGATCACCCGAAGAAGCGCAACGGCGCGTACATGTTCGATGGCCACTCGGGTTGGGTGCAGAACTGGGCCGTTCACGAGAAGGCTATTGCGTGGCGTCCCGGCGGCGAGGGTAGCGTTCAAAACGCGCCCCCCAAGCGTGACATCCAGGCGGCGCGGCAGCGCGAAGCAGAAGAAAGGGCCGCGGCAGCCGCAGCCGCCCAGCAGGTCATCGCTCGCTGCAGCTATGACACTCACCCTTATCTGGCGAAGAAGGGCTTCCCCGATCAGCGCGGCCTTATCGATACCGATGGCCGTCTTGTGATTCCAATGAGGAACATGCGCGACTACCAGCGGGTAACTAGCCTCCAGTGGATTCCGGAATCGGGAAAAAAACTGTTCCTCAAGAATGGCGAGGCTAGCGGTGCTGGATTCTCGATCGGCGTTGGTCGTGAATCTTGGATCGTCGAGGGATACGCGACTGGTTTAAGTGTTCGGTCGGCGCTCGAGAAAATGCATCGCCAGGCGCGTGTGATCGTTTGCTTTTCTGCAGGGAATATACCGAAAGTCGCAGAGATGGTCGGCGGACGTCGGTTCGTGATGGCGGATAACGATCAAAGCGGCACCGGGTGCCGGGTTGCGACAGCGACCGGATTGCCGTGGACGATGCCGCCTGTTGTTGGAGAGGATGCCAACGACTTCCATATGCGAGAGGGAATTCACGCTCTCATTGTGCTTATGCGGGATCTATTTCGGAAAACGAAATGAAATATGGTTGCCGCCTGAGTGGTGAACATTTATTGTTTTCCCATCAGTACGGCATTGCTGATATCGCGAAAACAGAGACGGTAACCCGGTACTTTTTAGTCGGGCTTGAAAGTGAAAACAGGTTTGGGCGTCTCTCCCATCGCAACTTGGTTTCACGGCATGCCAGCCCAAGCCCGACTAAAGCGTATCGGGTTTTTTTATTGCCAGCCGCGAATAGACATAGCGGGATAAAAGAAAAGTCGACGGGGGGCCATAACCCAGCCCTAGCGGAACAAAGGTTCGCCGTAACTGGCGAGCTTGGCGTAGCGCCTACCGCGATAAACGAGATTAGTGGGCTGCGAAAGCAAAGAAGGCCCAGCGTAGATGGAATGGCTGAACGCACTAGGGCGCAGCAGTCTACGTTTTCAGGAATAAACCCGCCGCTACCGTATTCCAGATTTTTCGGGATGCGCATACGGGTGTGGTTGAGATCATATGAAAGTGGTCAGGCAGTCGCGGTAGAGAAAACCTGTTCAGCGCTATGGCTCTAGCAAATGCGAACTGGAACCTGTGCGAGAAAAAACGATTTCCGTGCAACCCAACAAAAGCAAACCCCCTAACCCCTCAGAAATGGGAATTGGAGAACTGATGGACAACCAGCATAAGCAGATCAAGGGCTATCGCGACCTGTCGCCGGAAGAGATTTCGTCGATGAATGTGATCAAAGATTTTGCGGAGAACCTGCGCGTCGAACTGGAAGCGCTTGAGACTCTGCCGGGCGTCGACAAGCGCTGGCTTGCGATCGGCAAGACGGAGTTGCAGGTAGGTTTTATGGCGGTCATCCGGTCGATCGCGCAACCGACGACGTTTTAATTACCGGCTTAGCCGGCAATTGGAGAAGAAATGGAATTCACACACATTGCAAACCCGGTCCGCGTCGAAGCTGCGGTAATCGTGGACGTCGACATCACGGGCCCGATTCCCGACTGTGGCGTAGACATCATCGTTTCGTTAGCCGACGGCACGCAGAAAGACGTTCACCTCAGCGATGAAATGGTCTCCCGTTTCATCCCCGGCCCAGGCGACTACCTGGTTACGCAGGAAGACGGCTATCAGTACATCAACCCGAAGGCGGTGTTTGAGCGCAAGTATCGAGCGATCGAGCCGAACGAAGATTTCGACACGCTGGCGTTGTCGCTTGAACTGAGCGGCCACCGTTCGGAGGTGCGCACGCGTGACGATCGCATCGCAGAACTCGAAGCTGAGAACGAACGCCTGCGCGATCTCGAGAAGGCGAATTCGTGGACGAACGCGGCCGGCCTCGATGCTCGCTCGCTTCGTCATTCGGTGCTGCTGGCGATGAACCCAGCCGGCCGCGCGGGATTGCTGAAGCACGTCGACGAAGCCGTCAAGTACGTGATGAGCGGCGCGCTGCCTGAGTCCAAATGAACAAAGAGCGTATGGCACATGCGTGGGCTTATGCCCGGCCATGAGGTAGCGAGCCGCAGCGCCTAATGTGCCGAGCGGATGCTGGCGGGTAAGCCGCCACCCTCATTCATTGGAGATCGAAATGCACGGAAAATTCCTTGGTGGCTATTGGCAGTTCAGCCCGCGCGCAATCTGTTTGAACGAAGGTGGCTTTGTTTCTGGGCTCACTGTTTCGGTGTCGTCGGGCTTCTTCGACGCATGGTTCAAATTGCCGTTTCGACGCGCTCGCTCTTTTCGAGTCACGCGTGTCTCGGGTTGCGGCTGGCGTATCGGCAAATTCTGATGCGGCTTCTGGTCCAGATGTCGCGCCCATACCCTGACGTCGAGCCATACGAAACGTTCGAGTGCGTGGTTCGGCGTCTGATCGGACCAGTTCTGCATCGGGATTCGCGCCACGGTTTCATTTTCGTCGACATCGACTTGCCTGAAAAATACGTGGATCTTGCGCGGCCGCGCGACTGGAACCCGGACGGCACCTATCGCGTTGAGGCGATGGTGCGCCATAACCGCCGGTCGCTCGCTGCGTTCATCTTGAGCGGTGAGCCGGAGTGGAGCCCAGCATGAAAACACCCCACACGAGTTGCATGCGTGGCACGCGCGTTCGTGTGGTCCTTCGCTCGGGCGAGGTGATCATTGATCGCTTCGTCGAGCGTACTGGCAAATTCATCGTGCTCGCGGGCCATCGACTGCGCGGTGGTGAAGTGAAAGCATTCAGTATCTATCGGGGAAAGTGATGCAACGAGGTAAAAAGCCACCGCTGTCGGAGAAGCACCAGCGATTCGTCGAGGAATATCTGATCGATCTGAACGCAACTCAGGCGGCGCTGCGCGCGGGCTATTCGGCTGCAACCGCCTATTCACAAGGCCAGCGACTGCTGAAACATGTTGAAGTCGCCAAAGCGGTGCGCGCCGCGAAGAAGGCTCGTGCTGAACGCATGGCGATTTCGCAGGACCGTGTGCTCGTCGAGTTGGCGCGCATCGCGTTCTTCGATCCCCGCAAACTGTTCGATGCCGACGGCAAGCCGATCGCAATCAACCAGCTTGACGACGACACTGCAGCCGCGCTCGTTGGACTCGATGTGCTTGAAGAGTTTGAGGGCAGCGGAGAGGATCGGCAATTCGTCGGCTACACGAAGAAGTACAAGATCGCGGACAAGAACACGGCACTCGCGAACGCCATGCGCCACCTGGGCATGTTGAAAGACTCGCTGAAGGTCGATCTTCCCGCGGGCGGGTCGCTTGTGAAGGTGATGTTCGTCGATGCGCCGGCGCAATCTAACCCGGCACCCGGTGCCGCCCAAACAGAGGAAGAAGCGAATGGCTGATGCCGCGCAGATCGCGCAGTTGCGCGCCGACGTGCTCGAAGCGGAGCGCGTTTCTGAGTTGCTCGAAAACGAAACGCTGAAAGGTGTGTTCGATCGCCTGGAAGCGGAAGCGATTTCCGAGTGGCGCAGTAGTGAGGACTACCACAAGTCATTAGAATCGGACGCGTGGCTTCGTTTGCGCGCTATCGAATCGTTGAAAGGCGCGCTTGAGTCGATTGTGAATACTGGGCGCATGGCTGCCCAAGAACTTGAACGGGTGAAGCGTGGGCAGAGCTAAGGGCAATATCGCGGCGTCGGATTCGGTCAATTTACAAGCATCATTGCCCGAAACGTCCGTCCAGCAAGGCTCGCAAGGCGATGTGGGCGCGGCGTTGGTTGATGACCTCGCGGTTTCTGAGGCGTCGGAATTCGTCGAGGAATACGCGCTGCCGTCGTGGGCCGAGTTCCGGACGTTCGTCATGGAGAACGGCAACCAGTACGTGCGAGCCAGCTATCCGGACGCACCCGCTGACCTGATCGAGACGATCTGGTGCGGCGTGCCGGTCCTCCATCACGAACAAGCCCGGGTGATGACGCCGAAGGGCGAGTGGGTGGTGTACTGACGTGGCGAAAGGCGGTTGGACTGAAGCGGAAATGCCCAAGTGGTCGCGGGTGCTGTTCGAGGAGCAATGGCGTTACATCAGTCTGCGCGGTGGCCGCGGCTCGGGTAAGACGAAGAACGTGGCTCGTTCGCGGGTACTGAAAGCGCTCGAAAAGCCGCTGCGTGGTTTGTGCACCCGCGAGATACAGGATTCGATCAAGGAATCCGTCTACGCGCAGATCGTTGCTGAGATCGAGGAATTGGGACTTGTGTCTCAGTTCGACATTCTGCGCGACGAGATACGGCCGAAGATCGGCGGAGCATTCATCTTCAAAGGCCTGAACGATCTTAGCGTGTCGGCCGTCAAGTCGATGGCGAATATCGATTGGTGCTGGATCGAAGAGGCGCAATACCTTTCGGCGAAAAGCTGGAACAAGCTAGACCCGACGATCCGCGCAGCAGGCTCGCAGATCATCTTGAGCTGGAACCCGGAGTTAGAGACGGATTTCATTTTCGATCTGATCGTGAAAAAGGGTTTGCCTGAGTGCGCGAACCTGTTCGTCAACTTTGACAAGAATCCGTGGTTTCCGGATGTATTGCGGCGGCAGGAGCAGCACATGGCGGCTCTGGATCCTGTGATGCATCGACATGTTTGGCTTGGCGAGCCACTTCCGGCCGTCGAAGGCGCGATCTACTTCGACGAAATTGCACGGATGGAGCGGGAAGGCCGGATGCTGAACATGGTGCACGACGAGCAACTGAACGTGTACATCATCATGGACTTGGGATTCAACGATTACACGTCCGCCGGTGTTGTGCAGCAGGTAGCAGGCGAGCGCCGATATATCGACTTCGTCGAGAACCATCGCGTCGGCCTGAAGTGGTTCAGCGACGAGTTCAGAGCGCGCGGCTACGACGGCGCGATCATCGTTATGCCTCACGACGCCGAAGCCAAACGCATGGAAGCGAACGGCGTCTCGATGAAAGAGCAGATGGAGGCGTTCGGCTGGGAGGTCGAGATCGTCGACAACATCCCTGTAGAGCACGGCATTCGGCTGGTGCGCGAGTCGTTGCCCAAGACCTACATGGACAAGACGCGCTGCGCGCCGCTGATCGAGCATCTGAAGCGCTACCAACGCACGAAGACCGGCCATCCGCTGCACGATGAGCATTCGCATGCCTGCGACATGGTGCGGTACGAATCGGTGCACGCGCCGAAGATGCATAACAACCGCTCGAACTGGGGCGGCTCGCTCAACTTCAAATCAGTGGTGACTGTGTAATGGACCAAAACCAACTACTCGAGCAAGTCGCGCTGTCGATGCTGCCTGACTCATCGCCGGCCGGCGTTCCGGAGCCGGGTGTTCCGGTCCAGCAGATCACGCAGATGGGCAGCGATGGTGAAGCGCCTGTCAAGATGTCTGACGAGGAAATCTCGGCAATCGTCGAGAGTCATATCTCGCAGTCGCAGAGCTGGCTAGGGACTGGCATTGCCAAAGAGCAGGAAAAGGCGATGCAGTACTACCTCGGCCTTGCTGAGGGTGATTTGGCGGCTCCCGAAGTCGAAGGGCGGTCTGCAGTCGTCGACACCGTCGTGAGCGATCAGGTCGAGTGGTTGATGCCGTCGCTCATGGAGATTTTCTTCGCCTCTGGAAAGCCAGTGAAGTTCTGCCCGCGCAAACCCAGCGACGAGCAGGGCGCCGAGCAGATGACACACTTGGCTAATCACGTCGTGAACGAGCAGAACCCCGGTTTTGAAGTGTTCATGGACTGGTTCAAGACGGCGTTGATCTTCAAGATCGGCGTTGCGAAATGCTGGTGGGAAGAAGAAACCGAGACGACGCGTGAAGAGTACACCGGTCTGACTGACGAGCAACTGGCCATCCTCACGAACGACGCCGGCGTGACGATCACCAGCATCACTAGCTACGTCGATCCAGCTGCCGAGCGCGCCACGATGATGCAGTTCCAGCAGGCTCAGCAGGCCTATCAGGCTCAAGTCGCACATCCGAACCCGGCACCGGGTGCCGGTATGCCGCCGTCTGGTGCCATGCCGTCGGGCCAGCCGCCGCAACCGCAGGCACCGATGCAGCCACCGCCGCCGGTTGACGTCTCGGCGCTGCCGCAGCTGCACAACGTTGTTCTGACGATCTCGAAGAAGACCGGCCACGTGGCGATCGAAGCGCTGAACTCCGAAGACTTCCTTGTCGCGCAGACGTCGCGCCGGATCCGCGACGGCTTTTGTGCGGATCGCGTCAAGAAGTCGATTTCGGAGTTGCGCGCTGCCGGTTACGCGAATGTCGACGACATTTCGTCCGATCCGAGCGCAGAAACGGCCACGCTCAATGGGCTTTCGCAGGCGCGCACGTCGCTCGAGGACGCATTCGCCACGATGGTCGAAGACGATGGCAACGGCGACGAGTCGCAGCGCAAGGTCTGGCTGTACGAATGCTATCTGCCGATCGACTGCGACGGCGATGGCATTTCGGAGTGGCGCAAGATCACCAAGGCCGGCGACGTCATCCTCGATAACGAGGTGTGCGACGGGCCGCCGTATGCTGTGCTGTGCCCGGTGCGCATCCCCGGCTTGCTGCATGGTAGATCGATTGCCGATCTCGCTATGCCGATCCAGAAGCTGAAGACTGGAATGCTTCGCGGGCTGCAGGACAACATGAACATTCAGATCAACGGGCGTTCGTGGGTCGACGAGACCAAGGTCAACATGTCCGACTTCCTGAATAACGCGCCGGGCCGACCGGTTCGCGTAAAGGGCGGCGCCGGCATGAATGCAATCGGGCCGATCCAGCAAGGTATGTCGGACAGCGCCGGCGCATATCAGTTGCTGCAGTACGTCGACAGCATGTCGCAGGAACGCACTGGCATCACGAAATACAGTCAGGGGCTCGACAGCGACACGCTGAACCATACGGCGACCGGTATTGAAAACATCACGCAGCGCGCCGATCTGCGCGTGAAGCTGATCGCGCGGACGTTCGCCGAGACCGGCGTGAAAGATCTGTTCCGGTTGATCCAGAAGCTGCTCGCGAACTATCAGGACAAGAACATGACGTTCCAACTCAACGGCAGTTGGGTCGACGTTGATCCGCGCGTGTGGCGCAACCAGTATTCGATGAAAGCCGACGTGGGGACCGGGACCGGCGACAGCGGCCGGCGTGTTCAGCAGTTGACCAATCTGCTCGGTGTGCAGCAGACCATCGCGCAGAGCCCGAATCCTGCCGTTGCGAGCACGGTGACGCCGCAGAACATCTACAAGTCGGCGACCGAGCTCGTGCAGGCTTTGCAGCTTGGCGAGCCGTCACAGTTCTTCTCGCCGCCGCAAGCGCCGCCGCCGCAGCCGCCGCATCCAGATCCGCAGCAACAGCTCATCAACGGTCAGGTCCAGATCGAGACGACCAAGGCACAGCTGCAGCAACAGACGGACGCCGCGAAGATTCAGCAGCAGGAACAGCAAAGCGTGCGCGAGACCAATCTGAAAGCGCAGTTGCAGACGCAGCACGAAGCGTTGCTCGACAAGCGCGAACGCGATGCCGCTACGCAAAATCTTGCCTGGGAGCGCGAGAAGTTCTATGCGCAACTGGCTGCGGATCGTGAGAAAGCTGCGTTCGCAGCCAAGGTTACAGACCCCGCTACTGAAGTCGCGATGAACAACGCTATTCAGCAAGATCAGCAATCCGACGAACAGCAGGCGATCAACCGCGAGTTTCGCATTGCTGAACAGTTGATGCAGTAGTGGTGAAGTCTTATATTCCCTGAAAACCGCCGCGCTGAAGCGAGCGAATAGGAGTTGTGCGTGAATATTTCCAAGTTGCTCAAGCGTGTTCTGCTGTCGTTCATGTTTCATGCTGCCGATGATGACGGCGGTGGTCCGTCGCTCGAAGCGATGTTCGAAGCGCGAGACGGTGAAGACGACGATGGCAGCACGCATGCGGCTGGCGGTGACAATGCCGCCGCCGGTGACGAGTTGGTTCTCTCCGGCGATGAAAACGCCGATGAGGGCGAGCAGGGTGACGGCGAAGACGGCGGGCAGGATCCGGTTTTCGAGATTCCTGTCGGCGACGGCAAGACGATCACGAAGACGCAATCTGAACTGATCGCTGAAGCGTCGAAATATCACGGCGCGAATCGCAAGTTTGAAGAAGCCGCGGCTATCCGGAAGGACGCCGAGGCCAAGTTAGCCCAGGTTCCCGAACGGGAAAAGCAGTTGGGCACAGTACTGGAGCACTACATTCGAGAGTCGCAAGCCTTGATGGCTTCGCAACAGCCAAACTGGGAAGCTCTGCTGGCCCAAGACCCGAATCAGTATGTTCGGATCCGGCATCAGTGGGAGCAGCGCCAGGCGCAGTTGCATGAGGCCATGCAGGTGCAGCAGACACTCGAACAGCGCAACGCAGAGCAGCAGGCGGCAAGCCTCCAGGGACGTCTCACCGAAGCGACGCAGAAAATCGTTGAGGCTATCCCGGAATGGAAGGACCCGGCGAAGGCAGCGGAAGGCGCACAGGCGGTCGGCAAATACCTCGAAACCCAAGGGATTACCGCAGAAATGCAGGCCCAAATGGATACCGCCGAGGTGTTTCTGATTGCCCGCAAGGCAATGCTGTACGACCAGGCAAAGGCCAAGCAAAAAGCGGTGCAACAAGGCGTGCGACCCGCGCCGCGCACCGAGCGACCCGGAGCAAGCCAGGTGCCGAACAGAAACCAGATGGCGAAGGCCAACGCTGGGAAGGCATTCAAGGCGGCTCCATCCGTAAATACGCTGGCCGCTTTCTTCGAATAAGCGCGCCGGACTTCGCATAAGGAGCGAGCAAAATGCCCGCCAATACCGTCACGACCTACTCGACCGTAGGTAACCGCGAAGACCTCATCGACAAGGTCTTCATGATCAGCCCGGCCGATACGCCGTTCACGTCGGCCCTCGAAAAGGTGGGCGCTGATGCTGTGCTGCACGAGTGGCAAACCGACGCGCTGCGCGCGCCGAACGCAGCTAATGCAGCAGTCGAAGGTGCTGATGCGACCTATACCGCACAGAACCCGACTGTTCGGATCGGCAACCGCTGCCAGATCGTGCAGGACACGTTCAGCGTGTCGGGCACGCAGGAAGCAGTGAAGAAGGCCGGCCCCAAGGAAATCGCCCGTTTGTCGGCGAAGAAGGCTGTCGAGCTGAAGAAGGACATCGAAGCGGCCACCATCATGAACGCCACCTCGATTGTTGGCTCTGCGTCCGTCGCCCGCACGATGCGTGGCCTGAAGGGCTGGATCGCGACCAACTTCAGCGGTGGCACAGGTTCGGCCGCGCCGGTTCCGTCGACGAATACCGCGCCGGTCGCGGGTACGAATCGCGCGTGGGCCGAGCCGTTGCTGAAAGCCGCGTTGCTCGGCGCGTACAACGCTGGCGGCAACGTCAGCCAGTTGCACGTCCGTCCGGTCGACAAGCAGGTGACGTCGACGTTCGTGGGCAACGCAGTCCGTCAGGTCGAGGTGGCCGGAACCGGCAAAGCCGCGGTGCTCAACTCGGCCTTTGCGGTCTATGCGGGCGACTTCGGCAACGTGTCGATCATCCCGAATCGCGTCATGGGTGGCGTAGCAACGCCGGACAACGCGGCGTACGCGGTCGATACTGACCTGTGGGCTCTCGCCACGTTGCGCCCGTTCGACAAGGAAGAACTGGCGAAGACGGGCGACGCGCGCAACTTCCAGATCACCTGGGAAGGCACGCTCGAAGCCCGGAACGAAGCCAGTTCCGCGCAGGTTCGCGACCTGTCGTAATTGCAACGGGAACGGCCCCTCGCGTAGGGGCTGTTTTCATTTGACGCACGGAGATTCGAAATGGAAAGGCTCTACTACAACCCGGATACGAAGATCATCTTTGCGAGCGAAGCTGAGCAGCTCGTCGGCATCGTGGTTATCGACAGTGGTGGCGTGCCGGGGTTGATCGCCAACGGCGCGACGGTCGATCCGAGCGCCGACTCGCTGCTCGCGCCGGTCGACGCGGGAAACGGTGCATCGGCTGCCGCGGCCCCGGGTGTGTCTGCGACAGGCTTGGTTACGGCTGACGAGGGAAACGCTGCTGGTGGTGTCTCGGCCGCGCAGTCGCCGGCGTCGACCTCTGCCGCAGATGCCACCGGCTCCGCCGTCGTCGCTGAGCCGGATCACAAGTCCATTCTGCAAACGATGCTGGATGATCTCGAAGGCATCGTGCACATGGGCAAGAGCGAGATCATCGCTGTGATCGACCGCGCGAAAGCGCTGCTGTAAGGGTCGGTATGCACTCGACGACCGAATTCATCGCGAACCCGGACAAAGACGAAACGGTCGTAGTGCACACCGCGCGCTTCGACGGTTTGCTCGATCACAACGCCGAGCTGCGCGCGACGCAGCAGTTCGGCGACAAGGACATGCGCCACGTCGCGAACATTCCCGGCATCGTGATCGAACAGTACTGCTACACGCGCGGCATGACGTGGCAGGAGTTCTTTCGCGATCCGGCGCACATCAAGGCGATCTGCAACGATCCGGGCATGGCTTATTTCCGCGTGGCGCCGGGCAAGGTATGACGACGATCGCGTGGGACGGCAAGACGCTTGCGGCCGATACTCGGGCGACGTCCAGTGGCATGCCATACAGGGCCGTGAAACTGTTCGCGCTGCCTGACGGCGCGCTCTTCGCCGGATCCGGTGACTATGGGCAAATTCGTGCGGTGAAGGAGTGGCTGGAGAAGGCCGATCCGAGTGCGCTTAAGCCGAAAGCGGATGACTTTGCTGGGCTGCTTATAGCTCCCACGGGTGAAGCCTTCCGGCTCGAGGAAATGCTGATCCGACTTCCCCTCCACGAGTCGTTTCACGCGATGGGAAGTGGCCGCGATTTTGCGATGGCGGCCATGCATTGCGGTCGCACCGCGCGCGAGGCCATCGAGATTGCCGCGCTGTATGACGTTTTCACCGGTGGCGAAGTCATGGCCTTCGATGCCAACTGCGCGAGTAACTGATGGGCATACTCGACGCGCTCATGGGCGGCGCCTCACGCGGCTACACGGCTGATGCGCTGGGCGCGCCTGTCGATCTGTCGGCGGATGCGATCAATGCGCTGATGGCGACGGCAGGCCAGTTCTTGCCGCAAGGCTTTCCGCAGGTCACGAACCCGGTCGGCGGCTCGGACTGGATTGCTCAGAAGATGCGCGACGCAGGGATATTGTCCGACCAGCCCGGCACTACAGCGGACGCCGTTGGCGGCTTGATTCCGATGCTCGCCGGGCCACTAAAGCCAGGCGCGCTGGGCGAGGCGCGCACGCTGCTAGAGGCGCTTCAGCGCGGCGATCGGGCGAGGCCAATCGACATCGGGTCGCTCACTCCGGAGCAATTCCAGGCGATCAACAAGGCACGCAGCCAGCTAGGCATGCCCGAATTCGATAGCCCGGACGTGTTCTATAAGGGCACGCACCATTACAACAGCCGCGTGACAGAACAGGACCCGCCGTACGGCATCGACGACCTGGTGCAGCAGATTCAGAGCGGTATGTCGGATCAGTCGGTGGTGGTCACAGGCGGCCGCAGTCCGGTATTACAGAACCAGGCGAAGCGCCTCAACGAGAGTGGTGTGCCTGTCAATGACACAGCTGTATTGAACAGCAGCCCTTCTGGGAAGCCGGAACTGTTTTCCGTCATTCCGCGCGGCGACGGCCGCAAAAAAAAGAAAGGGCCCTGACTGTGCCCGGGGATCGTCCAGAACTACTCGTTGCCGAGCGCTGGAGCCAGCTTTCGCCAGCCTCCGGGTGTCTACACAGTAGGGCCACGAAAGGAGTATAGCAAAAATGGCGATTCAGTCTTATTCGGATTTGCAGGCGTCGATGGCAAAGTGGCTCAAGCGCGGCGATCTGACAGCGCTTTTCCCCGACTTCATCATGCTCGCGGAGCGGAATTTCGACCGTAATATCAAGACGCGTTCGCGGCGCGAGAGCTTCGCAATTACCCCGTCGAAGGATCTCGTCGCATTGCCGTCGGATTGGGGGCGGCTGATCGTCGCGAAATACAACGATCGCCCCCTAGGCTTCTTTCCGCCGTCGTCCGATCCGTGCAAGATCGAATTTGGTTACCAGATCCTCGGCGACAATCTGCGGTTGACGGTGCCCCAA